CAGACAATACAGATTCTATTGTACCTACTTTTTGATTTTGATTGCTAGAAGATTTACCAGCTAATATTTCTTCTATGGTAGCCATAGATTACCCCTGGAATAATGTTGACGCGTTTCCTTGTTCGTCTACGTAAATAGCAGTTTTGTCTAGGATATATATACCAGCTCCTTTACCTTGTGTTTCCACAATTGTTTTAACAAGAGCTGCATCAGTAGTATAGTTATCTGATTTTCTAAACTCAGCTGCTTCTGTTGTATCAGCTAAGACCTCTGGTTCTGTTTTATATGTTTTTAAAACTGCATTGTAGACATTCGAAGTAGAGTTTGCACCACCAGAATTTTTTATACCCTCAGATATATTGTCTATCAAAGTACCACCAGATAGTTTTTGGTCTGCAAGTTCTATTTGTTTTTCAACTAGTTTAGCTTTATTTTTTTCAGCAGGATCATTTGCTTTAATATCTTTTGTAATCTCACCTTTAAGTATTGCAGCATCGATTTGTTTTTTAAGAGCAGCAGATTTATCTAACTGTCCAGATATTGCTTGTATAATTTTGTTTTGTAAAGTACCAGATTTAATAGAACCTTTTAGATCTCCACCTTCTTCAGATACAATTTTACTTGCATCAATTAATGAATCATAAACAGCATCTTTCTTCATTTTGTCTAGACCCATTATCTTATAGTATTTTTGTTTTAAAGCTTCGTTCTCTTCTGACTTAGTTTTCTTAGGATCTTCTTTAGTTCTTGGTGTTAAGAACATATCAGGATCTCCGCCTCCTGGTGCCCCAGAAGTACCTACTCTATCTCCTAAAACTACTTCTTCGTTAGGTGGTGGTTGTTCATTACCATCTTGATCAAAGAATTTTCCTCCAGCATAATATAAACCAGTTGCTATACCTGTAGGAGAAAGAACTATTCTAGCTCCTTTTTGAATTAAACCTTTTGACGTAGGACTAACTAGACCTTGAACAACTTTACTACCTGTTGCAATAAGAGGATCACTTTGAAGATAAGTTGCTAGTTTTGTTGGTGTATATGTAGGCATACCTGGTCCTGCTTTTTCAACTAACTTAGATCCAGCTGTTGTAAATCTTCCCGGTGTTCCAGGAGCTCCTGGTATTCTTACAGTTCCTGGTCCTATCGTACCTGTTCGTGTTCTAAATAAATTTTTAGCTCCTTGAACTATTCGTGGTAACAAAGATGTAGCTGCTCTAGTTCCACCTATTCTTAATGCAGTTCCCCCACCCAACGTTCCTAAAAAAGGAAGAATTGCAAAGTGATGCTCTCTACCATCTGTTTTAGGGTATCTTCTATCACCAACTAATCCAGTTCCAGTATTGTCTTTCATACCGGTCATAATACCCTCTTTGATAGGGCCACCGTATTTAAACATTGGTCTATTTAATGGTTTCATAACTTACCTAAATTTGCCAAATAGTCCGCCAATACCTAGTGCTGTGCTTAGAGCCGTTGAGAATGGACTAGGAGTTGCAGGGTCTTGGAATTGTTGACCAGCAAGACCTGTGATTCCTGTTCCGTATGTAGATAATCTTTGATAAGGCTCGTACGCTCCAGTTCTAGCAGCGTCCATATCTGCTTGTAATCTTGATTGTTCTAATCCTTGTCTAAATGCACCTAATTGTCCTAAATTAGCAACATCCGAAGCTCTACCTGCCTGTTGAAAATTAGATAATGCAAATTGATTTTGTGCTAAACCTGCTTGTTGATTTGCCAGTTGTGCTCTTTGATTTGCTAAAGATTGTTGTTGTCCAAATGCTCCTGCTCTTCTTGCTGCAGCATCTGCAAAACCTTGTGCTCTTAGTTGTGCTTCAAGTCCTGCTCTACCTAATGTAGTGTCTGCCATGAACTGTCCCTCTAATGCACCCTGTCTACCACCACCAAATGCACCTGATGCAATAGCTTGATCTGAAATTTGTTGCATGCCACCTTGTCTTGATAAATCAAATTGTCTTAATGATTCATCGATAACTTGTTGTTGAAAAGGTGATTGGAAAGCTGCAATTGATCCAGCCCCGGTCCCTGCTCCAGTGCCCATAAATTGTCCAAGTCCAGAAAGATCTTGTCTAACTTGACCTACATCTTGACCTGCTTGTGTTATGGCTTGTTGAGCTGATGTTAAGAACGGTTGAAAACCACCAATACCTTGTGTTGCCATATTAATGGCTTGTGTTTGTAAAGGATCTTCACCTGCAACAAAAGATCTACCCGTAAATTTTGTGGTATCAATAGGTGCTGACGTCGTTGCCGTCAGCTGTCGGGCGTAATCTTTTGCGGTATCTTTTAAATAATCTGGTAATGCCATTACTCTATTCTACTCTCCATCATTTGTGCTTGATCAAACATTGCTTGTGCAGGATTTTCCATGCCCTGGGACTCTTCTGATATAGTACCACCTGCTTCTAGATTGTCCATCATATTCTGCATAACTTCTGCACCTTTATCAATATCTCCCTGACCTGCATTTCTTACAGCGTCTGCTGTAAATACAAATTCATTCTTGCTAAGTCTAGCTGGTACATCGTCAGCTCTTTCCTCAGCTCCTAGTGGTACAAAACCACCTTCTCTATAATCTTTTTCCATACCACCTAAATCCATTAGACCACCTTCTTGTTTTTGATTTAACGAAGATAGATAATTAGTTACTTGATTTTTAGTAAGTTCAGTCATTGATGCTATGGTATCAATATCCATACCTTTCTTTTTCATATCAGATATCATTGCCATCTGTTCTTTTGATAAAACAGATTCTCCTTCTTCATATCCTGCTCTTGGTATGTCTGCTAATCCACCACTTGCAAAAGGTCTTGTAAATTGTTTTTGTGGCATAAAATATAACGCAGAGTTTGTGGGGTCACCGTAGTATGCTCTTGCCTGGTCCCTAATTGACTCAACACTGCTTATAGGACCTGTAAATGATTCTTCTTCAACTTCTTCTTCATCACCACCACCCATTAAGAATGGTGCAGCAATTGCTGCAGCTCCGAGCCCACCTGCTAACATTCTAGGTACACTAAATGCTGCGTTTGCCTTACCACCTACTCTAAAAATATCTCCAAGTGTACTTAGTTTACCACCAGCTCCAAAAGCACTTCCAATACTTCCTAGTCCTGCTTTCATATTAGCAAGATTAAAAGCATTTTTTAATGCAAAACTTTTACCACCTAAAGCACCAAGGCCATATGCACCTAAACCACCTAGTAAAGCTAGTTTACCTAATGGTGATTTAGTTACCTTTTTAACAGCTCTTTTAGCTTTCTTTACAAGTTTACCTAAGAAATATCCTTGTCTTTGGTCTTCAAGACCCATGATGCCACCCATATTACGCATTTGTCTTTCCATATTCATTCTTGAAATTGCCATAGTTTGTCCTTTTTATAGTCTTTTTATCCTATAATCAATCATATATATCCACAAGGTCAGTTAGTCCGCCGTCCATATAATAAACTCTACCACCTTCAGCTAGACCATATCCAAATCCTTCTCTACCACCAGAGTCATAACTATACCCTCCAGCACCAGCTCCAGGATCCCCAGGGCTAAAACCTTGAGAAGCTGCTGTGTCTTGGGTTGTAGGTCCGCTTCCTGATCCAGGTCTTCTACCAGAAGCACCTGCTCTTGATTCATCACTAGGATCAGACATTCCTTTAGCAGCAAAATCTCTTTCACGTATTGCAGCTGCTTTTCTTTCAGCGTCTAATCTTGCTTTATCTTGTTCTCTAAGTTTATCTCTCTCTTTTGTTTTTTTTGTGTAATAACCAAATTTTGTTCTCATTAAATTTGTTTTGTTAATAAAATCTTGCATCGCTGCATCATATTCATCTTCATCTATGACATTTCCTGCAGCATCTACAAGAGCTCCTTGAGATGCATCAAAATTTAAACCTCTTTTAGCTGCACTTTTAGTAAGAGCTTCACCAAGTTTTTCTGCCTCTACTCCAACTCTTTCTGCATAATTACCAAATGCAGATCTAGTATTTAATCCAAACGGATCTTTAGATAAACCAGACTGGTTATCACCAAATATTGTTGGACCAGTGTAACCCATTTGACTTGTAATGAATGCTTGATCAGCTCTAGGTAAAGTTCCAAATTTATCAGCTTTGCCTAAGATAGCTGATATTATGCCTATGTTTGTCATTGGTTCATACCCCTGTTCCATAATCTCTTGTGGTGATTGTGGTTGAAACATTTTTCCAAAACCAGTTCTTTCAAAAGGTATTCTTTCACCTGCAGCAAGATACTCGCCAGCATCAACAGGATTAACATCTTGTCTAAACATATTCATTCCTAAAACTTTTGCTGTGCTAGGATTATTATATGCATCCTCTAATCTCTGTGTTCTAGCATCTACTGCTTTTTGAAAATTAGTCGTTAAACCAGTTATGCCACCAGTGTAACCCATACCATCTCCACCACCACCACGGTCTAATGTAGTTATTCCTGTAGGTTGTTTAAACGTATCATTTTCCACACTACCATCACCAGGTAGTTTAAATGGGTTTAATAGATATTGAGTTTGAGGTACAAATTTAAACCCTGCATCATATACTTGTTGATCGTAAGGATTTAATGCCATTATTTTGTTTCTCCAAATAAATCAAGACTAGGCATAATTACTTTAACATCTCTTCTAATATCTTCTTCAGGTATATTTTTTGCTTTCCACTCTTCATCATTTTTATATACCTCTCCGGTCTTAATATTGCTGATTGTTTCTATTATTTCTTTTGGTTCTATAATTCTCACTATGTTGTTACCTCTCTTGGTTTAACTTCTAATATAGATGCGATTACATGTAATTCATTAGCATCTGCAGCCTGGACTTTTAAAACTTCGCTTTCTTCTAATACAAGAGGCTGAGTCAGTAATTCTACTGTTGTATTTGAACCTACAGCTTTAGCTTTAAATAGACTAAATATATTACTAGAAGAATCTACTAAAGTCACGTCAATTGTTGTGCCTGATCCTGCATCCTCGGACACAAGAATAGATTTTATGATAGCTGTAGTAGCCGTTGGAACTGTATAAACGGTGGTTAAATTAGTTGTTGTTAAATCTGCTTTTTTATTTGTAAAAGTATTTGCCATTAATTTAAAAAGAAGTTTTGTGCTTCTACCTCATCCTTTAAATCTTGTTGATATGTTGTGTTTAATTTTTGTATAACTGCATCTAAATCTCTAACTTGAGAGTCTGCTACTTGTTTAGAATATTCTTCACTTGGTCTTGTTAATATTTGCACTATTTTAGCCATTATCTTCTACCGTCCGCTTGTATATCTAATCTAAACGTGCCTAGTTTCCAATCTTGACTAGCTGCTGTATTTGCTACTTTTAAAGATATAGCTCTAGCTCTTGCTCTAGTGTCTACTTTTTTAGTTGAAGAACTAATAGTAAATGGTCCAAGAGATGAACTAGCTGCTGTATCATTTGGATAATTTTTTAAATTTAAAGTAATTTGTGTGTTGCCTGTTTGTGATACAAAATCAGGTATAAATCTTCTTATCTTCATAATATTTTCACCATCACCTCTAAGATCTCCTAAACTTGTTTGTGCTCCCCGTACAATTCTTTGAGTAATATCAAAATCTCCTGAAGAAATATTAGCAGTAACAGCATTTATACCTGTAGATAAAGCTTCATCTGTTCCTTTTTCATGTTCAAAATATGTTGTACATCCATCAGTGTTGCCTACAACATCATAAGAAGCATTACTGCTTGCATCGTATGAAGTTGCATGTGGTAAACCAAATACTGAAGAATCTTTCCATGTTCCCCGGGCCAGAGTCCCTGTTGTCCAAACAGGTCGTTGTGGTCTTGAATCTATGTAATTATACGTCACACATCTATTAATAACAGTAGAACCCTCTGTACAATAAAACCAAGTTATTTCTCCAAACAAATTATTTAATCCAACGTTAACTAATTGTCCTGCAGTTGTATTTAAATCATCATAAACAAAATCTTCTACTAAACACATCATGGTTTCTAGGTTACCAGAGTATTTAAAGAATCCATTTTCTGACATCCAATATGCAGCACCATCTACTTCTAATGCAGCGTTCTGTCCTATTAGTCCACAGTTAGTTCCAACTTGCGCAAAACCAAAAGTAAATGGAGCACCGACAAAACGCATTGTAAATAAAGATGTGTCTGACCATATGTAGATTGCATCTCTACCTCTAACAGCTCCAACAATTTTAGAACCATCAGAAAGTCTTTGTGTACCAGCTGTATTAGTTGCTGTGGGTGTATAAGTATTTATATTTTCTTGATCAGAGAATCGTATAAACATTTCGTCCTGTGTACTTGGTGTTCCTATAGTTGTCTCTGTTCCAAAAAATACTAAGTGTCTATCTGGTGTAGATACTAACATATCCCTCGATGCTGTTGGTGCACCAGATATAATTGTTGCTCTATTAGTTACAGCATCTGTTGCGTCTGCATCCCATTCAAACACTTGTGCGTTATGTATAAGTGCAATTACTTTAGTACCAAAACCATCTATACTCCATAAACCTGGATCAACAACTAAATCACCTGATGCTGCTTCACCCCATGCAACATAATCAGAAGAATTAGTAACTGTTACCCCAGCATTGTGAATAGCGGCTGTAGTATTTCTAACACCTCTTGTTACACCAGTTAAAACATTTGATGTAATACCTGTGTAAGATATTTCTTCTGTTCCTATTTGAATGTGGTTTGTACCTGAAGTTGGAAACTGACTGGCATCTGTTAATTCAATACTTGTTGTTTGAGAAGCATTAATACCACTAACCAAAGTAGTAGTTGCTTCTCCTGAAACTGTACCACTCCATTGACCAAGTCCCCATCCAAAACCAGGCAATTGTTCTGCTGGACCCACTGGATAGTAGTGCCTTACTCTAATACTACCAGATGTAGTAGCGCCACTACCAGATTCATTTGAAGGCATTGTAATAGTTAATGTGCTATCAGTTACAGATGTAACCATAAATTTTTTATCATTAAAATCTGAGGCTGCAAAATTAGATCCTGTAATTGCAGAAAAATTATCTAATAGTATAATATCGTTCGCTGATATATTATGTGCTGAACTAAAAGTAATAGTAACAATAGCAGAACCATTTGTTGTACTAAAAGCACTTGTTAAACTAGTTGTGGCTTTAATAGGATGTATGTCATAAAACACACCCCCTGTGTATGCGTATAAAATTCTGTTTGTGCCTATGATAGAAAACTTATTTCCAGATTTATTAACTAGATGAAACAAAGCTCTTGCAGCTCCAGTTAGTTTATTTTCACCTAACTGTGACCATCCACCTATTTTTTGTGGTGTGCCATATCTAAATCTTACATTATCGCCATCAACCCATTGTCCTTCGGCTGTGGTTTCTGTAATCTGTTTGTTGAAACCTGGTAGAAAACCTATTTTTTGTAACATATAACCCCATTATATATTAAAAGGCCCAGCTTACAAACGAGTATCGCGTGCCTTTTGTTGTCTCTCTAACTTCATGTGGATACATAAAATTAGAAGGAAACAGTAGTATATCACCCGTTTTTAACTCAATTTTCTCTCCTCTGCAATAGAATTCAGAGCCCTCATAGTCTTCGTTTAAATTAGCCACGATAGATACTATAGGCACCCCTTTCATCTGACCGTCAAATATACTGTGTATATGATCATAATGTTCCCTCATCATAGTGCCAACTTGATATCTATTAAATCTTATTGGACTGAACTTACTGAGCCATGGTCCTTGTGTCTTGTCTCCTGGTACACTATGTTTGTCTTGATATTCATTTAACGCGTTAACTAAATATGGTGTAATTTTATTTTGTTGCTCTTTAGTACAACTCATAACATCTAATTCTTTTGTGGGTTCAGATTCAAATGTACCTGCAGCATAATTATTCCAAGTATGTTTTTTCCAAATACCTTTGTTGCATTCATCTATTAATTGTTCACATACTTCTTTTGGTATATGGTTTTTTACGTATATATAACTTTTAATTGTGCTCATTCATTAACCTCCTTATATCTAAATGAGTTAACGTGTGTTCTGATCCTAATGCATCTATGCTAAATGTATTAAAAGACATA